CAGTAACAGGTACAGTACCATCAGCGTTTAATCCACCTTTGATCATTAAATCTGCTCTTGAAGAAATTGAATAGTGTACGTGTGCTTCTGCTCCTCCTACAAAGTTGTAGAACTCACGGAAACCAGAACCTGTTTCAATGTCAGAGAATCTTTCTCCGTACTCACCTCTTGCAGAACCTTTTCTGAAGAACTTTGTACCTTTAGCTAAATACTTGTTATCCAAGATAGCCGTGTTGTTGTTGTTAACTAATTGAACAGTGTAAACAAAACCGTCACCTGCAGGGATAATATCATCTGCTGTGATGTAAAGTTCAAGTCCATTATACTTATCATAAGTAATAATGTCACCATGTCCAAAAGTTCTTTTGTTAATCTTGATCTTAAATAGAGTTCCATCTACACCTTTGCTATCATTAGCTGGTTCAATGTCTGCCACTATGTAAGGAAGATCTTGTGCAATAGGAGTTTGCCACTTGTACTCACCTCTAGCGTTATCCACCATGATTGTATTCTTTCCACCAAAAGAAGCCATTTGATATAAAGGCATTTCTACCTTCTGGGTCATAGCCCATAAATCAATTGGTCCCATATCCATAGGCTCAGGGTTACCAAGCATCTGTGTAAGGTGATAAGAATCAACATGTGAACTAGCTTTGTAGCTTGTATCACGTAGGAAAATCCCATTATTTAAAACTGGAGTTGCCATAATTTTTGATTGTTTTTAGTTAATAATTAATTTTCAGTTTATATATTTAATTTACTTAATTAAATTCGTTTAAATATGTTTGATGGTCTAGGTATTTTTCTTTTAGCAGATTTTCTTTTGCTTTCTTCTTCTGCTTGTGCTACACCTAATGATGATCCACCTATATTGCTTTGTTCACTTTTTAGTTTTCTAACTGTTTTCTCAACACTCTTCTGAGCTCCCTTATCCATTATTTTTGCTTTATATCCTGCTGGATCTTGTAGCAACCATAATGCTTCAGAAATTAAAGAATAGTTAGGTTCAACAAATTGATATTTTTCTAACAAGTGTCCTAAAAGATTTGTATTAGTTCCACTTACTGAAGGATAGTTAGGCTGTACTAAACCATTATATAACATAGCTTGAGTCTTTCTATCTACCTTAATATCCCCTAGCTTACCTTCTTTTAATGTTTCATATACATTTTTCATGTAAGCTTGTGATGCATTCTCTTGTTGTTTCTTTTTTAATTCTTGCTCTTTTAGTTTTTGAGCAACAACTTTCTCTTGCATCTTATCTAATTTTGGTTTAAACTTATTTGCTTGAGTTTCAAGTTTACCTAAGTCTTTCCAAATTTCTATTTCTTCTTGAATATCTTCTGCTGATCCATATCCGGTAGCACTTAAGTATTCAGTAATTATTCTTTCTTGTCCTGTTACAGATTTAGCATCAATAGTTTTTGTTTCTTCTACTTGACCTAAAGTTGTAAATAAACCTTTTAAATCTTTACCACCATCAGCTACATACTTAGCAGCTATTTGTAATTCTTGTGGTAAGCTTTGAAAAAATTGTTTAGGAGTTTCTCTTCTAACTTGGTTAGCTTTCTCCTCCATGTTTGCTTGGATAAGTTCTTCCCAGTCTTTAGCTGTATAATCTTCTAATGCTTTATCATCATCAAAAGGAACAATTTTATCATCCTTAATTAATTTTGAGAATACATCAGATATACCACTAATTGATTTTCTTCCTCTTGTTTCTTTCTTTTCCTCTTCTGAATCTTCTTCTAGTTCAGCACTAGGATCTAATGAATCAAGAATGTCTTCTGCTTTTTCAGTTTCAACTTTCTCTTCAGTAGCTTCTGCAGTTACTTCTTCATTAGGTTCTTCATCTTTCTCCTCTACTTTAGCAGATAAATCATCTACATCAGTAATGTCTGGATCTGCAAAAGACATATCAGCCTTTTTATTTAATCCAGAAAAAATGTTTTTAGGACTAGTAGCTTTTGCATCTTGAATCATATCAGCACCACTTGGAGCGGCATTGAAGATCTCATCTAAATTAACGTCTACTTGTTCTACTTTACTATTCACAGTCTGTGTTTCAGTTGCCATAATTATGTTGGTTTTAATAATTAATACTCTTTACATAAATAATATACAGAAAGTTTTCTATACTATCATCATGATAAACTTAAAAAATTTTATTAAATATGAAAATAAATTGCAGTATATAGCTAACGCTTATTTATCCTTCTTTTTATTAGGTAAATCATACTTGTTTTTGTTTTCTTTTGCTATTTGAAGTTTAGTGTCAGCTATTTGTTTTGAAGCAGCTATTTTTTCTCTTTCAACTTGTAATCTACTACCTTCCATATTTTGCTTAGAAGCATTTTCTTCACGCTTCATATTCATTTGTTCTCTATATTGAGTAGTTTCTCTGATCTCTTTCATTGCATCTTGATAATCAGATTGTTGATTCTGGTTTAGATCAACCATTGAACCATATCCAGCAGACCTAATCTCTGCTAGTAACACATCATTCTGTCTATCTTTTTCATTTTCAGACATCTCAACTTGAAGTTTTTGTTGTTCTTCTTGAGCTTTAGCTTGCAATTGCTGTTCTTGCATTTGCTGTTGTTGCTGCATATCTTGTTGTCTTTGTTGTTGGATTCTAGTTTCAGAATCTTTAAGAATGTCAGATACTTCTGCAATTGAGTCAGCCTTAACAATATTACCAAGTTCATAAATACTTGCACCAGTAGTATTATTAGTTAATGCCATTTGCTTTAAATTCTCTAAGATAGCTCTGTGGTTAGTCTTAGTAGTTGCAAATACATTAAAGTCTCTAAGTAATAGTTCAGTACCATTGATAGCAAAATTAACCTTCTCTGCCTCTGTAGAGATGTATTGAAGTCTTAAACTAGGATTTGTACTGTGATAGTATTGAGATAGATCAGTTCTCATTTGATGTACTCTTGGCATTAGATGATCAGAATGCTGTACAAAATACATTTCAGTTTGTGCATATGATTGTTGCATAGCCTGTACAACACCTGTTGCAGTTTGTGCTGATACTGGTCCTCCCAAACGTTGTGGGTTTATACCTATAGCATCAAAGCACTGTTGTTTAAAATAATTTGCCAATTGTATTCTTGACATTAATCTACTAGTTTGCTCCATGTTTAGAGTCTGGTAGTGATTGAAGTTGGTGGCATTCTCAGTATTAGTAATTGATGTATCTAAAGGTAACATTTGAAAATCCTTCATTGCTACCCATGCTTTAGCATAATTATTTTTACCCCAGTCTTCTCCCATAGAGTGACGTGGTAAAGCATTTTGATCAAACATGATTACCGTTCCTAATTCATCTATCAGAATGTCTGCAATTTGGTTATTAACCATATTGTACCCAACTTGATAAGCTTTCATTAAATCAACTAATGAAGTAGATCTTGTGTTTCTATCAGAAAAAACTCTACCTTCAACAGGTAACTTGCAACCATACAGGCTAGTGTTTCCTTTAAATTGAAATGGTAGTCTGCCAGGCTTCTTTCTATTTATACCTAAATAAATTGGGTTAATATTATCACCCATGTTAGATTGCCACATTGCTGGTAAATTTGGTCCAACTTTTACACCACCCCAAACTTCATTAATCCATATCCAGTCAATATGTTCTCCTTCTAATAAATTTTCTTTAGTCTTGCTTTTAAAGATTGACGTATCATATACTGCCTTCTTTGTAATCTTAAATGTTTCATCAACAATTTCCTGAATGATCTCACCGTCTAATTCTACTTTAGTAAGATGACCTACTCTACGTTGTGTCTTCCAATAGATTGTTGCAACTCTCATTAAGTTACCTTCACCCCACATAGATATATCTTCATTCTCATCTAAGATTTGACTTAGTATATCTCCTCCTCTTGCAGGATCATTATGGTAATTACTAGTAAATTGTCTATATGCTAAACCTGGTGAGTTTGTATTCCACTCATGAGATCTAGTTGCATCATAGTATGCTCCATCATTTTGATAACCATTCACTTGATATTGTGCTGATCTAGCTGGATATATTTTTTGTAATGACTTAAGCTGTGCTTCATCCATCAAATATCCATATCTATCTATTACATCTGATACAGTCATTAAGTCTACTTTACCAGCATAATTAGAATCAGCAATATATCTTTGGTCTGGTGATTTTTGATAGAAAGTTAGTACTGGATTCCAAAGCTCTACATCATAGTCATCTTCCAACATTCTAAAATGCCAGAATTCTCTATCTGCAATAAGCATATCACGAAATCCTCTTTCTTCAAGTTCTTGCATTTTGAATCTTTCTTCATCTACTGCAAGTTGATGGGATGCCCACTCTTCTACCATACTTCTATAAGACTTACTAAAGAAGTCTTCTATTTCTGGTAATGTTTTTATTGATTCAGGATTTAATTGTTTCTGAGCTTCTTCTGATGCAGGATCCATACCCATCTTAATCATTCTCTGAACTAACTGTGCTTCAGCATCAGCTAATAATGATTCTTCAATCTGCAATCTTTTTTGTTCTAACATCTCATTATAAGATGCATCATCTACAGCTCTAAACTGTACTTTAGAATATCTCTTTGCAAATTCACCAGTAAGTACATTTATTACATTAGGTACAATTGGATAAAACTTTAACTCTAATGCTGAATCATTTTCTTGAGTTAATGTATCCATTAAATCCTTGTAGTCATTATCTGGCTCAACTATATAATCAGACTTATCTATTACTCCTTTTGCTAATTTATAATTCTTTAATAGCCTTCTTGAGTTAACACGTAAAAATTCAATGCCCTGTAATTCTAACCAATCTAAATTCCATGCGGCCCAATCATCAGTTTTTTTCTTATAAGGAAGAAACTGTGTTGGTTGTGTTAAGCTAGAGAATGTAGGCCCGCTTTCAGCTTTGGCACCATTCTTCATTTGCATTGCATTTAATACTCTCATCTATTTATAATTTTTAAAGCCTGATCTTCTTATTCTTGGATTAGATTGTCTTTTGTTTCCACCTAAGTTCTTAAACGGACTATACTTTAATTTACTTATTTTTTCTGAATTTACCAAAGATTTACCCTCTGATTCACGTCTTTTGGTATATCCTCTATTTGACTGTTGTATTTTAACAAAAGCAATCAAAGCACCAAAGGTTACTAATCTATCCACGTTTAATCCAGGATAATAAGCAAGCATTTCTTTTAATAGCATTGGGTCAGGTATTCTTTCTACACCCAATGTATTACTCATAACATTACCTTCATCATCTAATTCTTCATCTATAACTTCTCTCAAAAACTCAATTGCATAAGATATTAAATGACTTTTAAATAATGTACCAGTATTCTTCCATCCATATTCTTGATATACTGTTCTATTTGATCCTAAATCTTTTAGAAATAATATTTGTTGTTTAGGTACTAAATATCTTTGTTTTTTTCTAGCAATCATATGCTGAATAAACAATGATATATTGTTTTCTACTATTGTCCAAGCATTATACCATTCAATAATTAATTCAAGTCTTTCATGTGTTTTATTTATATCATCAAATCTTCCACACCATGCAGCAACAACTTTATCTTTTTCAATAAATTGTTCTACATCTCCACCAGGCAATTCTCTAGTAACTTCTGTAGCATTTTTATAAACATAAATACTACATAAAGAATCTGATGTAGTTGTTTTACCTTCTGACACAGGGTCAATAGATGCATAGTATGCACCAAACTCTGGACGTTTAGTTGCTGGTCTTTCCCATACTACAATAGAACCTGTTTTATCTGTTTGTTTCTTTTTAACTGGAAATTCTGATATAGGTAATTTTTTAGTTCTTTTAGCAATGATACCTGACTGATCTCTATCTAACTCAATTAGCTCATAAGGATATTCTTTTTCCTCTATTTTTTTAAGTTGTTTACTAAGTATGCCTTGTGGGAAAACTGATTCTTTTCTGTATGCAAATGCCTCAGCAATATTAAGAGGTTTTTGAGATATTCTTAATTGGTATTGTTCACCACTTAAATCATTTTTCCATCTTGCTCTTTCAGCTTTAATAGCAACTATTGCTTCTTCTACTTCAGAATTACCATAATCATCTAAATAAGGAGGCATAGACCATTGTTCTGGTATAAACAACCCTGCCATACCTATTGTACCATCAGCGTCCATTAGATTGGTTTCTACAGCATATATATCATTAGCACCTGGGTTAAGTATCATATCCTTTAAAGGACCACATTGTTCTAAATCACCTACTGATCCTGCTGCTATAAATTGACCTGTTGTCATCATACCAGAAGACATAGCAGGACGCAGGTACTCATATGTCTGCATCATGTTTTTAGCAATACCTGCTTCCTCATGAAAGAAATAGGTACAAGGACCCCCTACCCCTGTGGTAGCATTCTTTTCAAAAGAAGCACCTTGAATCTTTGATTTAAGACCTCTTGATGTTTTTCTGTTGTTTACTTTAACTTCTATTTGTTGTTGCCACAATAATACCTTTTCTGGATTACTGGGTCTATACCATGCAGTATGTTCATTAAGAAATGTCTTATACTCTTCTAAAAACTTCCATGAACCTTTATCATTAATGTAATCTTTTAATGATGCACCTATCTTACATATTGATCCTTCTTCAAACCAATATTGATTTATGATTTTCCCCATATGAAAATATGAAGAAGCTATCTGTCTTTTTTTTAGTATAGCAACGTGTTGATTATTTAGTTCAGCAATAATTTCATATAATGCCATATGATATTGTGCATCTCTTACTTTAGCAAAACCATAATGTTTTTCTTCTTTATCAAAAATAGGTAAGAAGTTAAGCCACATATAATAATCCCTAGTAAGATACCAATCTTTACCAGCATCTTTAAATATAACTCCAGTTCTACATTTGTTTTTTTGATCTTCCCAATATGCTGTAAAATCTTTAGATCTAAAAGGAGCATTACAATAAAATCCTTGATCATTAAATGTTGTAGCTTCTTGATTAAATTTTAAAGCTAATTTAGTAAAGCCATAACTCCCAGGCTCCTTAAATATTGATTCTAAATATTCTCTAAATGCTAAGTCTGTAGAAAACTCTGTAGTACCCCACTTGCCATTCTCATATGTGGGTATAATTCTACTCATATCTTATAATAGCATATACATCTCCAACTTGTAATAATAGATGCTCTTCACCTTCATGTTGCATGGGTGTAGGCATTGCATGATCTGCATATTGCACTATATCTCCAATTTGTATTTCAGTAACTTCATCACCTCTTCCTACTACTTTTCCTTGAAAGGTTTGCTTTAAAGCTATTTCAGGTAAGTATAAACCTGACTTAGTTTTTGTTTCAGGTTTAATTTCTTTTATTAGTAGTTTCATCCCTACTGGAATTATTTTTTGTACCATTTTTTATTAATTTTAAATTTGGTCATAAGCTAAACCTGCACCACCACGTACAGAGCTTTCTTGTTCTTGTTGCATATCAGTAAATGCACCTTTATATGATTGTCTTATTGCTTCAAATTTAGCTGCAGCATTTACCATAGAATTTATATTTCCATCTCTACCGTGTTCTATTGGTGTGACTTCCATATACTTACCTAATCTATCTAACATAGATTTTATACCTACGTAAGCTCTATAAGTAGGAGTTTCATATAACTTTTTACACATGTCTAATCCATATCTAATTTTAGGATCTTCAGGTGATTCTTCTAAACCAATTTCTTCTATGATAATATCTTCTTTTTCATGTTCAGGTAAATTAAAGAATGGGTTCATATCAGGGTTTGGACATGACATATAAAATATGTATTGATATACCGCCATGTGAGTATCAGGGTATTCATCCATTATACCTTTTAAAAAAGGCAATGTATAGCAATGCTCTGTTAGAACAACCTTACTGTTTTGTATATCAAATAATTTAACTATCATGAGGCAAACGGTGAACAATCACATCCATCATCACATAACTCATCACAATCATTTCTTTGATTCATAAGAGCTTTAATTGTAGAAACAGATTCTTTAAGTACTATTGGAAATGCATTTACAGATAAACCAACTACAAGTACTTGTGTATAATTACTTCTCAGTCTACTAGAAACTGGATCAAAGTATTTACTTACACCAGAAAAAAGATTTACATCAACATATAAATCTGTTCTAATATTCATTGCTTGATTCAGAACGTTACCATCAGAATCCATTGCTGGTTGTCCATCTGAGGAACGTTGAATTACTGGAAATACTTGTTCTAGTGTTCTAAAGTTTGATTTTAATATTGGTAATTTAGGCATGATTTTTATTTTTATTATTTATATCTTTTTTTAACTCTTGGTATCCTACAACTAATATAATAGGTGATTGATCACCATACATTAAAACTTCAGTGTGTGTTTCCTGAAATTTACTAGTTGCTACATGAAAGTATTCTTTAAACCAAACTACTTTGGTTAAATCAACACTTATCTTTGTTTCTTCAAATCTAAAATCTGTAGGTACTTTAGATTTTAATGATTGTATTTCTACTGCTGCTGTATATTCTTTCATTATTGGTTTTCTTTTATCCACATAATTAATGAATTAACTTCATCTTTTAAATATGGTAGTTCATAGATCTTTATGTTCTCTAATACTGGTTCTCCATTTACATGTTCATTGATAGGATAACCATTACTATCTTCCCCTACTTGTTTAAACTTTACATGTTGTATAGTAAGTTTACCTATTTTAAGTTTAGGGTTATGCTTTTTAATAATATACGCATAAATACTAAGCTGTAAGTTATAATGATTTAAATTGCAATCATCTAAATGATTAACTGGTCTAAACATTTTGTTAGTTATACCTTCCCAATTAGTAAATCCTTTGTCTTTAATTTCTTTATTAGTTTTATAATCATTGATGTTTATGTATCCATTAACTACTTCTACAACATCTGCTTGACCACATATACCTGCTGACTTTAAATATACTAAATGTTCAGGGTATACTCCTTCTTCTAATTTCTGTTTAGGAGCTAGCTTAATTCCGCTATCACTAATAACAGGTTTAATAATAGGTACTTCTACACCATGACGGCCTATTGTATCTAAACCTAACATATCTGCTTCTCTTTGATTGTGATAAAAATTACCTAATGTTATAGCTCTATTTGTTTCACCATCCCATGCTGCTATAATTTCTTTAGGTGTCATACCATACCACTTAGATCTTTTATTCTTGGATGATTTTTTTGCTTGACCATCCCTATCAAATTTTGGTTTGAATTTAGACACTAATGAGGTTACACTTGTCCAAGATATTTTGTCTTGATCAATACTCTCATATAGATGTCCATCTTCTTTAAATGAAATTGCCATCAGTGTGTTGAGTTTTGTTCCCAAAAGATGCCATTACTATGACTTGACGCTTTCTCTTTTGAGATATTAATATTATATGATATAGGTGCAGGAGTTAGCAGCGTTATAGCTTCCTCTGCACTTATTTGTTCTTCTGCTAGTAGTTCACCTACTATTTGTTCTTTAGTCAGTTTTTCCATTATCTTCTATTTGTTTGGTTATTAACTCTTCTTGTTCTTCTGATGTGAATGCATCCCAATATCCTTTAGGACATTCAGAAGATAAAGATCTCAATTTAAAAGCTAAACTACATCCACAGTCTGCACAACAAGGTTGCGTACCTGGAGCTACACATTTATCACCTCCAGCATCAAATAAAGAACATTTTACACAAGTTTGAAATCTATCTGTAGCTACTGCTTCAACATGTTCTTTTTTGAAAATGTTATTAGATATACCTTCAGCTATCTTATCAGCATTCTTAAATGCATCTATATATTTTTTCCACCTAGACATTATTGTTTCTAAATTCTTTTTTTGTTAATATATCTTTTTCCATTTGTTCTAATGCTTTCTCCATTTGTACAATGTCTTTCTGGATGTCTTCACTTTTAGCAAATCCAGAATATGTTCTCTTTGCCAAATTACCTATAATGCTTTTTCCTCTTTTTATTGACTTTTCAAGTTTAGTTTTTCTTAAATAAAAAGTACCTAATCCATCTACATAGACTCTAGGAAAATCAAGGTTTGATAATTTACCCCTTAATTTTGCATAGTAAAAAGAAAGAAAATCATCTACTACAGATTGATGGACACCAACTTCATCTGCTATTCCTTTCTTAAAATCTTTATGACTCTTTGGCTTCACGTCCTAAAACTTTATAGTCCAACAATACTAAACCTTTAGTCTGTACATTCATAGCTTTATTAAGCATAATGGTTTTTTTATTAATGCCTTCTTTAGCTAATAATCCTTTTTTCTCTGCTTTAGTTATAGCATTCCTAGCTGATTGTGAACTCTTAAAAATAGTTTCACCAACAAGTCTATCACAAAACTTAGTTAATTCAATCTTTCCAGATTTACTTAACTCACTTAAAAATTCTAAATCAGAATTACTTATGCGTATGTCATTAAAAAAACAGTATGTAACTATTTGATACTTTATTGATACGTTAATATCTACTTGTTGTTTTAAATCTACTTTATTTACTATTGCCATATTATAAACTCATTATCATATCTACAAAGTCAGGTTGAGGAAAACAATCCATCTTCCCTTTTCTAACATTGGTATGTGTTAATAGGCCTTTAACCTTTCCATAATAAGCATCAGAATTAAAATCAAATCCTTTTGTAGGACCATGCTTTTTTATAAACTGTTTAAGACCAAGTCTTATATCTATCTCATCTCTTTCACCAACATATCTAATCCACTTTTCAGTAGCTTTAATTTGTTCTTCACTATACTTATGCCAATATAGTCTGCCTTTAAATGATTCAGGTAATGTAGCTATTTGATTACTCTCACATGCTGACTTTACATATGTTAAATATTTATCATCTACTTTTTCTAAATATCCCATATTACATATCTCTAAACCTACTGAATGTCTATTCATAAATCCAGATCCTGTTTTACCTAAATGCCAACCTTGATTTCCTTCTGCAAAAGCTTGTACCATTACACCATCATATTCATCATCTCCATTTCTATGATTGATACCACCTAAAACAAATTCAGTGGCAATACGTCCTCTAGTGTCCCTACCCCAATGATCAATACATCTATAAGGGTTTGCATTACCAGCTGTATGATGTAAGAAAATATACTCATTTTGTATAGGCCCTTTTACATATTCTTTATCTGGTAAATGATGTCTGTGAATTACTTGATCAAAATTAGTTGTAAAATATTGAGAGCTTATATCAGTATCTTCAATAATTTCATCTGGGATTTGGTATTCAACATTTAATAGTAATGACCACATGCTGTTATCTACAACACCAGTGCATGGCAATCCTTTATTAAGTTGATAGTTTTCAACAGCTTTCTCAGTAATAGGACCAAAGTGCCCATCTGCTGAGATCTTTAGTTTTGTTTGTAGTGTAACTACATCACTTCCTTTACTACCTAATTTAAGTTGTCTCATGACTTTTCCCCTTCCATTGCTTTAGCCATAGCTTCTTGAAAAGCTTTACCTTCTTCTGAATTAGGATCAACTCCTTCTTGACCTTGTTGCTGAGCGTATTGCTGAGCCATGAACATTTGTGATTGCATTCTTTCTGCTCTAGCCTTTTCAATTGCAGCTAAAAGCATCTCATAGTCTGCCTGTACTTCTAAATGTGGAATGTTGTCTTTGTAAAAAGCAGTAATTTCTTCTCTGCGTTTAGCCATCTCCTCTTTACTCATTTGAGGTTCCTTGTCACTAAGCGGATTGTTGTTGGTTTCTTTTGACATCTTCTAATATTTTGTTATTAATATTTACAAAGATATACAAAAAAAGTTTACATCATAAAAGTTTACACGTTTTTTTAAGAAATTTTATTACGTGTAAATATATCCATTACGGTTTTGATTTCATTATACGCATAAAAACCTAACGTCTGACATGGAGTAGTAACATACCAACTTCCATCTTCTTCTGCTTGACCATTATCACCAGAAATAAATACTATATCACCTATTTGATTTTCATAGTAAAAATAGTTTTCATCTTCCTCATCAATTAGAATCTTTTTAAATCCTAATTTTAATAATTGTGCTTGTGTCATAATCTACCATTTAACTTTATCTGCCCAATATGCAGCAGACATCTTACCTTTTTTAATGTTTTTGCCGTGCCTTGCTTTAAAACTCTTACGTTTTGCCTTCATCTTAGCTGACTCACCTGCTTTTGGTTTACCAGCAGTCTTTGCACCCTTTTGCCCAAAACGTATTGTCTTAACTTTGTCTCCTTCTTTAGCTACAACAATATGAGACTTCTTTGGGTGTCCCGGTGTACGCTTTGGTTTATTATATCCAGATACGCCTGCTCTTGTTAACCTACTGTCTTTTTTTGCTGCCATTATCTTTTCTTTCCTTTATGCAAACCATGTTTTGCGTGTTGTTTACCTTTCTTTGTTGCAGCACGTTTCTTTTTGTTTGCTGCAGCTAACTTAGCCTTACCCTTTTTAGTGCTCTTTAACTTAGCAATAGTTTTCTTTGGTGCATATACCTCACCTGTCTCAGAACTCTTCTTACCTGAAGCCGTTGTCCATTTCTGTTTAGTCCATCTAGTCAGACTTTTTTGTTGTTTAGTTTTTGCCATTACCTTGTCTTTTTACGTACACAGTTATTTACTGTTTTATTTCCTTTCTTCTTTACGCCTTTTTTTACGTAACCAGCCCAACAAGCTGACTTCTTCTTTTTTCTTTTATTTGGTAAGGCCATTATTTCTTATGTTTACATTGAGTCTGCTCAAGCCTAATAAGATCTTTTTCTAAATCTACAATTCTATCTTCACACTCATTTATCAATCTTATCTTTTTTTCCAGTCTAGATTCTATAACCTCTATATCATCTGATAGTTGTGCTATTTGACTATATGCAATACCCATAGTAAATATTATACCTATGATCCAAATTATGTTACCTATATTTAGCGTGAGGTCTTTCATTACTTCTTAGATTTATATCCACCTCCGTTTGCTTTATAACGTTTAGCTAGCATCTGAGCTTTACGTGCAGACCACTGTCCAGGAGCCCCTCCTTTTCCACCAGCCTTGATAGAGTTAAATAATCTTTTACGCATTCCTGGTTTGGTATAATTACCAGAACTATTAACAGTACTTTTTTTCTTTTTAGTTGCCATTATTCATGTATTGTTGGGTATGTCTTATTTAATATTACTTGTAATTTTGCACACCGTTCATAATTCTCTTCATCAATATAGTGGTCAATCATATTTTGTAACTCATCTTCTGATGGCCCATTGTCTGGATCAAATGCCATTACCATTGACTCTTCTCTTTTAAAGTTCTTACTAATCAATTCATCAAATGTAATCTGGCCGGACAGTATCAAATAGGCATTGTTGTATGCCTTCTCAAGTAATATCTGATCCATTTGCATTTGTGCTATTCTATCCATTATATCATCTTTTTCTTCTGGTTTATCATTTTGGTCTGCCATGTTTAAAATACTTTAGTTAGAAACTCTTTTATAAGAATAATATAGTCATTTTTTAATTTCTATAAAAATTTTTGAGTGAGAACATGCCCCCGCCTCCTGTAAAAAAAAATTCCTGCCCCCCAAAAAGTTGTGTGTTTTGCATGCTTAAGATGTTCTACTGTTCTGCTCCCCAGCTAAAAAATGTATAAGGGGTACCCCCACACTTAAGTGGGAGCCTCAATAATTTAATACTATATATTATGAGCGTATTTTTCAGAAAACTAAGAGTAAATGAAGCAACAGGAACAGCAACAATCATTGCTACAGACAAACCAATCTCTGCAACAAAGAAGATGATTGGTAATCTAAACGTAGCAGTAAGGTCTACAGGTAATGTAACCTTTGGCATTCTAAGTCTTATAGACCCAGATACCAACAAAGTAATGCGTGCTAATCATCCTACTATTAAGCAACTTCAAAAAGAGCTTAACCAAGGAGATGAAATGCCTGGCTTCCAATTGAGTGACAATCCTGTAGTGGATTTAAATACAGGAGAGGAAACTAACCTGCGTTGGATTGAGGCTTCAGTATAGCCTTATATCAACAACTGACCTTAACGGGTTGGTTGTTGTTTTATCTTGTGTGTAATAGTGCATGGTTACTGCAATCTTCTCTGACTATCTGCTCTGCCATCTGCACTTTGACCATCTTCTCCCCAGCTATACAGCGTTATGGGTACAATGTTATATAATATCTGTAACATTGACTAAAAAGCATGGTTAATTTTAATTTTATGTGTGTGTCACACTAAAGATGAGGTCATATACCCACAAAATACCACCTTTTACCACTACTGTTACAACTAGTACTCTATATAATATAAATATAGCTAACACTACTACAAGCGTAACAATTACACTCAACAATACAACAAGAGTATTCTTTGTCTCTTCCTCTATAGGATAATAGACATAGTACCCGCAATATTATAATCAAAAGCTTAGAGCAATGAGTCACGCAATACCACTGACTATTCTGTAATAGTGTCAGCCAATAATGGATAAGCACTCTAAGTTATTTACTAATCACTAATACTAAATCGTTATGTCTAATACTAAAACAATGCTTGTAACTATAACCGTATTTATAATCACATTACTATGTCTTAATGCTATAGTTTGGTGGTTAGAATCTAATATTACATACAAACAATCATTCTCTCATGGTGCATTCTTATTCCTTACTCTATTTGTAGGATGGATACCGGCTGTAATAGTTGGTAAAGATTATCATGAATCTATTAATTAATCCTAATACTAAATCTTATGAAACACATTATCATATGTCTAGGCATTCTCCTATCATTTAGCTCTTGTGAAAAAGAAGAGTTAGAACCAACATGTACAGCTATAGAGCTCAACATGACTGATACAATAACTATGTACTTTGAAAGACAAGAGTCTAATGGTACATTTAGATCACATGGATGGTCTCAAGATAACTATCAGTTATACCTTGATACATTTATGTCAACAACACCACCACCATATACTATGGATGGTTGGTTGTCTTGGTCATTTGACTCAGTCAATAGCAATCCAGACTATTATATATTCAGTAGTGGACAGTATCTTATTAACCCAAGTACTTGGGATGATGACTTCTACTATATCACAATACCAATTCAAGATATTGTTGCCAATGGTGACACTATCGTAATCCTTTAATCTTTTAAAATAAATAATTATGAAAACATTCTTCAGATCATTAATCAAATGGATATTTATTATCATTATCCCAGTAGTAGTATTAAGTACATGTATCAACTATTTTTACACCTTTGGGTGGAATGGTTGGTCAATGACCCTCATATGGAGTGCAGTGGTAGTTGCAACTCTAATTAATGCTTTGTTCTATGCTTCTAATATGAAGCAATCAAAGTTCTTACCATTTAAAATACAGTTTGAGTTTATCCCTATGTTTGGCTTCTTAATAGGAGTACCACCAAAAAGACCATGGGAAATACTTATAGTTGTACCTTTTTGTACTATAGAAATATCAAAAAGGGTTTAAAAAGGCTCACGTATGGACCACTAACAATACCAGTAATATTATATACTATAATAACACTAGTAGTTAGGTCTTGTGAGATTTGTTGATTGTGTAATCAATTTTCAGGAGCCATGCTGTTTTCGCATACATGTTTGCAGTGTGGCTCTCCTGAATTAATCTAAAAAATATTAAAACATATGTCAAATACATATTCCATCCATAAAGAAATAATTAATACCATCTTTACAAAGCTATTAGATAGTAAAGCATTTGTAACAAAGGAAAACATAACCAGTGTTGGTAAGATCTTGCTTAGAGAGTGTAGTGATAGTACTATAGAAACCATTATCCATCTCATGTTAAGTGAAACAGAATATAAACCTCTTAAAATAGGTGATCATGTTAAGCTTCAAACACCAAATTATCACATAGGTAATGAATATGAAATAGATATACTTGCTGACTTAGGTCTATTACCTAAAGATAAAGATCATGTCTATGGTATTGTTAAAGGTGACTCTTCTTGGAGCACAACAGATCCTTTTAATCCGTTCTATAGTAGAATTAAGATTGATTGTTTGTATCATTGTGCTGACAAAAAGCTTAAATTATATGAGCATGAAGTAAATCCTTTACAATGTGTAAAGGTTAATAGAGGTAATATTCCTTATTACAAAAAGAAAACAGCTTCTGTTGAGGTTGTGGACCCAATAACTTTATAATATGCCTAAGTTATCAATAGAATTAATCAAAGACAGGTACAGAAAGTTCCAGACTCAAAGTGAACATAAACACTTTGGTCCTTATATGAATGAGCTATTCTCACTAGGTGATGTTAAGCTACAAGGAGAGTTAGACAATAACATGTCTCTTCTTAGGTTGCTTAAAGATCATGTACAAGAAGAGCAGTAGATATGGAATTGTTAAACATCAAGTGTTAACAGATCCTAATCTATCCATTCAAGCAAAAGGTTTGTATAGTATATTATGTTGCTATGCAAACAAAAACAGATTATGTTGGCCATCTATCAGTACACTTGCTGATGATGCTGACTCAAGTCAATCATCCATTAAAAGATGGTTAAAAGAGTTAAAACACCATAATTATATTCAAAGAGTAGGAAGAAAGCTAACAATTTTATAATGCGTTAGCTATATTAATGCTCAATAATTTTGAGTTTGACCTAAATTCATTTAATTATACTGAACCAGTACAAGTTATATTATTATCTTTACCACAATAAAATAAAGAATGATAATACAACTTCCAAATGGCAGAATAATTGAGTGTTCATTAGAACAGTACCTTTCACTAAGTGATGAAGAGTACAATGATCTAAATGGTCTTAGCTCAGCCTATACTAAAGAAGTTGGTGATCCATTTTACAACAGGTATTCAGACAGATCAGGGAAAGCAGAAAAATCCGCAATAGAACATATTGAGGAACATGAACCAGCCCTAGATGAGATAGATACCTATGAGAAGTTGGATGACCCGTATTTTCATTCAGATGATTCTTAAATCATCAAACACTATTTTATTAATTTCAAAAACAATTTAAAAATGCAAAATCAAGTAAACATCATTGCTGATGACATGGGAAATGTTGTCCGCCAATCAAGTAGTAACTCAGAGTATGGTTATGTAAGACTAACACAGAAAAGAGTATCCTTTGGAACCGGAGGTTGGGTTAAAAGCTCTAACGTCTCTACATTAATCCATGGTAAATTAGAAGATTTACAAGAAATGGATTTCAAAGCTAATGAAGCTTTAACAGGTAAGATTGTAATCAGAGAGCAATTAGAGCCATTTAGTTCTAATGATCCTGATAGAGACTATAAATATGCAGGTGATACAGGTATCATTTGTTGTGTAGATGGTCAACCTATTTATAGGAAAACATTCTTTGTACCAAATGTAACAGCTGAAGATACATTATTAGCTCATACTAATGGTGCTGATATAAGAGAAGCTAATGGTAGCAACACAAGTGTCAAAATGAAGACAGTTGAAGCTGCAGAAGCATTTGGTATCAATAGTGACGTAGAAGATGAATCCGTTGAAGAAGTTGCTGATGAAGTAACTGATGAAGTAGTTGAAGATGAGCTCGTTGAAGAGACATTTGAACTATAATAATAATTTCTGAAGAATGCAGTGGGTAGAGAGTGAATTAAGTAGCTCTCTACCTCTCATTTTTTAATAACACATTCAATAAATTCATAACTAAAAATCAAACACGTATGCTATCTCATGAACAAATTCAAAAACTAAAACTTAATGACAGAGAAAATCAATTAAGCAAACGCATAGAGCGTTATCAATATCTAGGGTTATTAGCTGAATATCAGTTACACCCACCTTCACTAATCAATTCATTTGAATACAGTAAACTAAATCCGTATCAACATTTTTTGTTTAAACGTGTACTCCATGGACTTAATGTTTATAAACCTGAAGAAGTTAACAAGCTTCATTGGGATAAACGTAGAAGAGTTACTAGAGTATGGAAACGTGGTCAAAAGGAAATTAACCGTTGGAAACAAACACTTTGTAATAAGAAAATAAATTCTTATCTTAGTAAAACGTTTACACATAGTCCTCTTGCTCAGTACATTGCAAATATACCTGCAGATGAAACATTAGATAGTTACAAGAACACGTTTACATTCAAAGACCTTGGAATATCATATGAAGATGTAATATTAAAGTTTATGTCTTTAGGTTTACTACCAAGAAACTTTTTTACAATTAAATCAAATGAGTATCAAAAAAGTATCAAGTAAAATGTCAAAGTTAAATACAGCTTATAGCAAATTGCGTAAGCAGTATTTAACAGACAAACCCATCTGTCATGCAAAGATCCATAAGTGTTCCTTGCATGCAACAGATGTTCATCATAAACATGGCCGTGGTGTATACCACTTAGATGTGTCTACATGGTTACCAGTTTGTAGAAACTGTCACATGTGGATAGAAGAACACCCAGCTGAAGCCTATGAATTAGGTTTCTCAGGCTCAAGATCATAACTTTATGGTCCTATAGCTCAACTGGATAGAGCAACAGCCTTCTAAGCTGTAGGTTCTAGGTTCAAATCCTAGTGGGAT